GCAGGATGGGAGTTACGTTCCGTGATGAAACTACCATACGACTTACAGAACATAGTCAGGTTGTAGTAGATAAGTTTGTGTTCGATCCTGATCCAGCTAAGTCAACGATGGCTTTGAACTTTGTCAAAGGTACAGGTCGTTTCATTAGCAGTAAAAAGAAACGTATACCTAACGACAACATATCTATCCACACCAACGCAGCCACAATTGGTATTCGTGGAACTGACTTCACAATCACAGTTGCAGAAACTGGAGAAGCTTTAATAATATTATTGCCTGACGAGTTTGGTAATTCTTCTGGTGAGATAACAGTAAATACTGCGCTAGGACAGGTTGTATTAACTAAACCTTATGAAGCTACTACAGTTTATAACTTTGAAACTGCGCCTACTCCTTCTGTTATATTAGACTTGACACTAGACATGATTGATAATATGTTGATTGTTAATCCTCCTGACGTAGAGATGGAAGAAACTGAAGACTCTAACGCAGTTGCTGACAATCTCTTAGATGTAGACTTCTTAGAATTTGATGAATTAAATGAGGATGAACTAAAGGAAGATGACCTAGAATATACTGAGCTTGATATAGATTATCTAGCTGCAGACTTTCTTCAAGACCTTCTTGATGTCATACAGGAAGCTGACGAGCTAGGCAAAGCAGAGAAATCTTTATCGGCTGACGGAGTAAAAGGAACTGCTGTAGGGTACGATAGTAACACACAGATAAGTACATTCGTTACTGATACACATTTGAAATTCCTAAGACAGATAGAAGATACACTAGAAATGAAAGTAGATAAGTCTGGTTCATATAACATAAGAATTGAACAGGAAGGAAAGGTAAATCAAATTTCAACTAATGGTGGAAGCTCGTCTACTATAACAATCAAACAAGGAAGTTGAAAAAAAACTTGACAAAGTTTAAATGTGACCTTATAATATAAGTATTGATGTGGCATAATGTGCGTCAATATAATTTTAACACTTGCTTAATAAAAAGGAGTAAATACTATGACTAATAAATTCTTATTAGACCTCACCAAACCTATATTCTCAAACTCATTTATTGGATTCGATACATTGTTCAACGACTTGTATCGTATGCAACACATGGACAGAGCTACAGGTTATCCCCCTTACAACATGACAAAGAATGACAACATCTATAAATTAAAGATGGCAGTTGCAGGAATATCTAAAGAAGACTTGGACATTGTTAGAGAAAAGAATACATTAACAATTACAGGTTCAGCAGAAGATGAAAGTACTGATGAAACTCTTCACAAAGGTATAGCCAGTAGAAACTTTAAAAGAAGTTTCAATCTTGCAGATGATATTGAAATCAAAGATGCTAAACTAAAAGATGGAATGTTGTCCATTGAATTAGAACGTGTAGTTCCAGAAGAAGATAAGCCAGTAGCTATAAAGATTAAATAATTATTTATAGAATATATGGGCTTCTATCTGTACTGTTTTATTTAGATAGTTAGACCAGTTAGGTTTAATATAATCAGCGTGATACCACAGAGAATTTTCTGTGACATCTGGATAATACTTATCTAATACTTGTTCAGCTACATTAATAGACTTTACCCACGTTTCAGAGTCGGTTGGTTGGTCAGGTTTACCATCACAAAACCAACTAAACTGACATCTGTTTCGTGTGGGAACTTCTTCACCTTTCCAATTAGTTGTCCATTCAGCTTGATATATAACACCACAAACTGTATTAGGGAATTGAAAATCTTTAACGCGGTTTAAAGTAACGTTAGCTACTGCGACCTTACCTACGAGAGGTTGATTACCTGCTTCAAAATAAATATTTTTAGCAAGACATGTTATGTCATGTTCTGTTGTATAGTCTGATGTGTTACCTACGTTAATACTTAAAGCTAATAATAAAGCTAATATATTTTTCATTTTATTTTTCCTGTAATGCTTGTAATTCACCTTGAAGATAATCGTGCATGTTAAAAAGTTTATCTTTACTTTTCTTTATAACGTTTCTTATAATCCAAGCTTCATCCACATGAAATAAACTATCAATATGTTTTTCAGGGAGCATGGACATTTCAGTTATTAGTTGATTGTTTCTGTTAAGAAGTACTTTAAAGCTTATCAAGTTTGCTTCGGTCTTTTTAATTTTCTCAGCCATTAAAGTATCTCACACGTACCTGCACTACATGCAAGTTCTTTAGTGTTCTCAGTCATGTCTTCAGTTTCATACTCGTTGATTACTGACCAATCAACTTTGTCTGTAGTTTTCTTTTTCCATTTTAAATATTCTCTATATGAAATCTCTTGGTAAGGAGCTTGCTTATATGAGTGATCTGAATAAGGAAGGAAAGAGATACCAGAAACATCATCAAAGTTTTTAAATACCCAAGCACCTACTTCTAACCACTCAGCCTCTTTGACGGAGATTGTGACAGACGGCTTATGTTCACACCATTTATCCTGATAATCCTTCCAGATTTTCAAGTGTTCTAAAGCTGTTAAATCTTTACGAGTCTTAGCACCTTTAGGACTTTTCATTGGAAAGTAGAATACATAAGTATGTTCAGGTTTAGTTATATCATCTTCATAATATACACCTGCATCAACCATTATTCTAGCTATAGGATCTTTCTTATCTGCTCGTACTGTACGAAGGTAGTAAGGGCTGTGTCTAGTATGAATACCACTAGCACTATCTACTAACTGACTTACAGTACCACTAGGTTTAACACAAGTGATTGCAGCAGAGTGAGGAATACCTAGCTTCTTAGACCAGAGTTTATTAACAGAGATGGTTAAGTTTTTAAGATATTCTAAATCTACACTACCATTTATCATGTTGTTATTGTCCATGATTCCTGTTAGAGATACACCAAGCAATGCTTCTTCTTGTGTGTTATGCTTCCACTTACTTGTCAAGTATCTAAAGTTTGTTAACGTTGCTTGGATTGTGCCAAGTATTGTAGCTGCTTCTACTTTAGCTTTTAAAGTATTCATGGTATCACTAGGTCTGACAACAACCTCAGTTAAGTTACAGAATTGTTTATTACGTAAAATAATTTCACTACAAGGATTAGTTCCAAAGTCTTTATACTCTTCTCTTCTTCCGTTCTTAGCTGCTTGTTTCTCTGCAGCTTGGCGATTAAACATACCACGTTCACCGCTTTTAGATTCATACAAAGATAACCATTCGCGCATGAACGCGCCTATCTCTGACGCATCTGTGTAAGCTACAGAGTTGTTAGCTAACGCACGTTGTTGGTTCTCTTCCCACCAAGCACCTGACTTAGCATTGCGCATACGGCTGTCTGAGAGGTTGCTGAGAGAGATTAAAGCACTTCTCCGTACTCCACCTACGACTACTACTTCTGCGACCTTACACATCAAATCATGGCAGTCTATGGACACTAACTTACGTTGTCCTTTAACTATTGCATCTTTAAACATGTTAATTGTGAAATCAAACAACTCTTCAAGTGGAGCAGGACCACTAGCACGACCACCAAATGTTTTAAGTCTAGCACCATAAGGTCTTATGTTAGATACATCCCACGTAGGAATTTGTCCTGCATAAAGTAGAGATAGTAATTCTTTGTAAGCTTTAGCCCATCCAATTTTAGAATCAGCTACCTTAATAACTGTATCAGTATCGAAAAGTTCCTCTGGTAAATCAGGGAGTTGGTTTATGTACTGACGTTCAACGCTAAAGCCAACACCAGTACCACACATAAGTATGTATAATGTTTCATCGAAAGCTCTAGGTGTGTCAACAGCTACATAACTACAGTTAAAACCTGCAACGTTATCTTGTTCAAGTGCTTTACCTGCTGACATCAATGCTCTCATGCTTGGCATAATGTTTAGATACAGTACAGCTTTCTCTAAAATATTCCTAATGCTTAACCACTCGTTCATGTCTAGGTTATGTTTTTCTGTTAGATGTTTTTCAAAGAAATTAAAATACCTAGATACTGTTTCGTTCCAAGTTTCTCTGCGTTTTTCTTCTTCGTTCCATCTGGCATATCTGCTAAGATGTATGAACTGTTGATAGTTTGTAGGTAGTCCTACTACGTCATATGTTTGTTCTGTCACTCTTACACTCCTTGTAAGTTATGTATTGTTAAATATAGAAAGGAAGTTGCGGATAGCATTAGAAATATAACAGGCATCATAGCATCCCATAATTGTACCTCTACTTCTAATGTTCCATCAGTTCCGTTGTGTAGTATCTGAGTAAACAGATAAGCAAGACAGATAACACTTTGTACCAGAGCTAGTCCTGAAACTAAATACGCTGCTGCTAGATCAAAAGTGTATAGGAAATAAACACCTGTGAACATTCCGAAAAACGGAATCATATATAATAATCTACTTAGCATTTGTTTTATCCTCTACCCATAAATGTATAGCTATAATAGCGTAGTGTATAATCTTTAATAAGTCACCTTGATTCTTATACTCTCCAGTAACAGGATCAGGTTTCTTACCATAGCGCATAGCATACTTCATAATGTTACCCATACAAAAACCATCACCATGTCCTGCATCTATAATCATATCAGTTGCTTGATACTTTTCATTAGCGTAGTGTTTTTCATAAGTTTTATCTATATATCTTTTTATTTGTTTTATTGTATTTTCTTCGTTGAATTTATAATCAATCATTATCTAAGCTCCTCTGGTAAAGTTTCTGTTTCCTTTAAATAATTAATAGCGTTTGTTAAAATTTCTGTGCTGTCTTTAAAATGTCCAAGTCCAATATTACATGAAGTACACAATATACCTCTTACTTTATTGGTTGTATGACAATGGTCTATGCAAGGTGTAGCTTTAAATGTGCGTCTAAATTTAATATTACAAATCTTACATTTAGTGTTTTGTTTTTTTAACATAAGATTTTTTTCTTTTAAAGTCATATTATATTTATATTTTAAATGGTAAGATTTGTCATAAGCTTTCTTTTTTTCTTTATTAGCTTCATAGTAAGCTTTGTCATAAGCTTTTCTTTTTTCTTTATTAGCTTCATAGTAAGCTTTGTCAATAGCTTTCTTTTTTTCTTTATTAGCTTCTCTGTAAGCTTTATTTTTAGCTTTTATTTGTTCTTTATTAGCTTCATAGTAAGCTTTGTGATAATCTTTTATTTTTTCTTTATTAGCTTCATAGTAAGCTTTATCATAAGCCATTACTTCCATTCCTCTGGTAAAGTTTCTTCACTATACCATTTAAAATTATTTGTTTCAGCCCACTCAGCGTGTGTTCGTTTTGTTCCATCTTTTCTTTTCTTAGCAGCAGGCATAGGTGCGTAAGGTTTTTGAAAGACGAACACAAGTTCCATTGTTTCTGGTAAAGACTTTCTAATCCAAACATACTTACTATACTCTGCGTGATCCCAAAACCTACCTTTAGCTTCGATAATAATTTTATCTTTTGTAAAGTCTGGTTCATATTTCTTTTCAATAATGTAATCAATCATTTTACCATGATGATTCCAGTTACTTAATATACCTTTATGTAGACTGTACTCCCATTTACTATCGTACCCTTTAGGTACGTTCTTTTCTCTTGGTCGTATCTTTCTAGGTTTTCTTCTAGCCATTCAAATCTTCCAAAGTAAAATCAGGATTACGTTTTAGTTTTTTGTATATCCATTTCAATGAATAAGCATTAAGCATTATCTTCCTGTTAGCATAGAAGTGTGTTTGATCTGATAGAAAGTTGTGTAGAGTTTTTCTGTTTATCTTAGAAGTATCTTCTCCTTCTGGAACAACAGATCGTAACCACTCTATGAGTAAATCTTTACCGCGCCTTCTTAATGCTTTTGCTTTTCTTCCATTCATTTAGTAACTTCCAAAACTTTAGGTGTCTTTACTACCTGAGTTAAATAATTATATCCTTTTGAATATTTAAACATTCGTAATCCTTTACCTTCGTTAGCATTTTTATGACATTCAAACTTATGTCTACAATAAACACAACCTCTAGGAAGTTTCATGTTTCCATAAGCTCCATCAGGTATAGGAGTATAACATAAGTCAGGCGGTTTGTCCACCTTAACTAACTTTTTAACTGTTTTTATTTTCTTTTTTATGTCTGGTTTATCAAAAGAATCTGGTCTGTATAATGCTATTTCACCTGACTCTTTATTCATTGCCAAGAAACCCCCCTTATTTGTACCCATAGAAGCTTCATATCCAGCCAACTGAGGCAGATAACCGAAAACATCATCTTCAGCTAGGGTTTTATCTTTAAACTTCTTAAACGCGAAGCCAGAAGCTGTCTTGATGTCCACTACTTCACCATCAATTATGCAATCCATGTGTCCTTTTATACCTTGAAGAGATACTTCCTTTTGTTCTCCTGTAACTTTGTGTTTAGCTAGTTTAATTAACAGCAGCAACACCTCTTCAAGTAAGTGACCATATAAAAACTTAATGAACACCGATGGTTTTATCTTTTCAGTTTCTTTGTTCTCAGACCTCATATCAAACCATAGCTGTCGAGCAGGTCTGCCTATGTTAGACATACGAA